AAGGGAAAGGTAAAACGTCCTTAGCTTTTAGCTTCTTCTTTGTGTGCGGCATTAAAACACTCATCATAAGCGTTCTAGTTTGCTCCCATCCGTTTCGGTTTTGTTGGTCTAAACTGTTATTGAACCCTTTAAGTTTGTTGTTAAAAGAACGAGGGGTTAATCCGTACAATTCTTCGTAAGACAACCCCAACATTCCTAAACCAATTTCTTCAAGTTTATCCCAATTTATATCACCACCTTCAGAATCAACTTCCTCTCCCTCTACTACTTTCCCTCGTTTTGAGGTTGGTCTAGTTGGAAAGCTTCAAAAATCTCGTTAATCTTAGAGAAATCTTCGTTGTCAAGCCATTCTTCAATATCAGCTATTTTATAAACGAATTTAGTTCCTTCCCTCTTAGCTCCGTATTTCAATCCGAAGTAAGCGATAACTCCAATGTGGTCTATCTCAGTTCCGAGTAAATTCAACTCGTTTAGCTTCAATCCTAGCTTGTTACATATAGCTTTTAAGCACAAGTAACTAAATCTAATCGGTCGCTCTTGACCACCTAACTCTACCTTTTTCATAATCGTTCTACCTTTTATTTGTTACTATTCCTACTATGATAATGCTCCTGTCCCTGTAAGAGATATAGACCAAGACATATTTTCCTCTACACCTGCATCCATAGATACACTTGTAATTAAAGCGTCACCTGAATAAGTTACTGGTGCTGGTGTTGGTGAGTCTGCATCATCTAAAACAAAAGTAACAGCTATCTTTGTTCCTGTAATTAATGCTGCTATGTTAGTTACAGCATCACCTTCTGTAATATCTACGAAAGCATCTCCACTCATTTCCCAAGACATTAACCCTCCAAGTGATTGTGACCAACCTGCACTAGATTTAGTGGTTGAATCTCTTAAATCTCTACTTATTGATAGTGAAGCAGATGTACAATGAGCTAGTGCTGTACCAGCTAAAGATAATACTACTCCTGTTGCGTTTTGAATTGCCATTTTATTTAGTTTTTAATTATTAGACAGTTAAAAATTACGTTTTTGTAAAACTTTTCGGCACTCTTAAAATATTCATCATCTAGGGTTTCAAACCTAAACTTTGCTGTATAAGAAATACCATCTTCGGTGTAATCCACCTTAAACAAATCTAAAGCTCTTACAATCTCTTTAGCTTGATTATATGTCGTGAAGTAACTATCTGCAAAACAAGCGATACGAATTGATACATCGCACGAGTTTAATGAGTTACCTTTACTTAAAAAATTACTAACATTCATTATCTCGAATGTAGTCGCTGGGTATTGAACTCCTTGTGGTATAATTACAGGAAAGACTTTATTATTACCATCGTTCGCAGTAACAAATTCAGTCGAAGTATTTAACTTCCTTGTAATCTCTTTTCCTATAGCTTGAAACATACCTTACTTAAATCCAGCTTTTTTAATCATTCTATTTAACATCTTCATTACATCTCGTTGAGCTGTAGCTGATATATCTTTACCTCTCTCATCAATAACCTCTTTATAGAAGTTCTTTTGAGGTTCAACTCTACCTACCTTTTTTCCGCTTTTATGCTTTCGCATCTTCGTTCCTTGAAGTAACATCGCAGGTAAATTCTTACTAATTTTACCTTTAACCCAAGTAGGATTAAGGTTTTTCATTCTTGTACCTACAAATAGAGCTGGATTTCTAGCTCTTCTAGGAGTGATAATTCCAATAGAATCTGCAATAGACTTTCCTGGTCTTTTCATTTTAGTCGAAGCATCATATCTTTGACCTGACACTTTATTCTTACTAGCAGTTTTATATTTAGCTTTTAAAGATATTACAGCTTTCTTAGCTGCTGGTCTTAAAGCTTTATTGATTAAAAACTTCGAGGTCTTACTAGATTCTCCCAATATCCTTAAAGCAAGTCTAACTCGCCTTATCCCTTTTACTTTAATTAAGTCACCCTTACTAAATTTAGTCATATCATACAGGCGACTCTGTTGGTAAGTCTTGGTTTACGAATATTTCTATAAACTCTTTTCTAGGGTCAATTACATATCCTAAGATGTCGTAAATTTCTCCTGTACTAACTTCTTCTATTATCCAATTAGATTGTATTACTTTCGTTTCGGAAGAATACCTAATCGTATAGACGAATCGAGAATAAGATTGTAACTCGTTTCCTTCAAACTTCTCCTTAACATCTCTAAGCGACTTTACGTTCTTGTTAGCCCAAATAGTAGTATGGATTGAATAAGTCGATGAAATCCCTCCAAATGCATCTTGAGTAGCATTTAAAGACTTTAACTTAATCCGTTGATTAAACTCGCCTGCAAATATCTTGCTTATGAATGCTGCCATCTAGTGGTAACATTTATAAGGTTGCAATAATATCTCAGATGCCATAGGAAACTTTCGCTTTCTATCTTCTCTAAAATAATACATATCAGATACAATTAATTTAATAGCTTGTTTAATGGCTTCAGGTACATCTGTTGATACATCACCGAACCCTGTTTTAAACTCGTACCAAAACACATTAGCTAAATTATCCTTTAATGTAGGATTTGTGAAGTCACTACTTAAATAAACCAATGATGGATTTGAATAAGAATCTATATAAGCTTCGTTGTTACCTTGAGCCGCACCATTTACATCTATCCAATTAACACAAGTTTGACCTCCGTTGTTTTTTAAAACACAATCAGGGTAAATTAATGAAGCTGAACTTATTACATCGTTAAAATACAACCTGTATTCGTGTGTAATAAAATGGCGATTACAATAGTGTTCAGCCATCTCAGTAGCAGCATCAATATAAACTCCCAATAAAGAATCTTCATCAGATGTATCTATACGAAGGTGAGCTTTAATATCCGAAACCGATACGACCTGAGTAGCAGGGTTATCTATTAAAGATAAATCACCTTGAGTATGTGTATTTGGGTTAAGATACATATAATTGATTATGAGTAAGTGTAATTAATAATAGGAGAGGCTCGTTTATAGAACCCCTCCTTATATTACTTAATTGTTACGCTGTAGCTGTTAAAGAAGTTGCTTTAACGAATGCACCTGGTTGAGTGATACCCCAATCGATGTATTGGTTTACAATTAATCTAACTTCACCATTGATTGCCTTAGTGTAAGGGTCAACAGTAATGTCTAATCCACCGAACATTCCGATATACAATTTAGAGAAATCTCCGAATAAGAAATCAGCAGATACACCAGCAGACTTAGTAACTCCGTTAGAGTAGAATGTTGGATAACCATTTACTAAGTTTCCTTGAACTCCAGCAGATACAGCAGCAACTTGAGCAGAACGCTTCAAATCTTTCATAAGAACAGGGTTAGCTACATAAGCTAAATTTCCTTGTAAACCTTCACCTACAGCTAATTCAGACTCAGCAGTCATAAAGTCATCGTAAATAGATGCATCAGGAGCGTAAGTAGCATTCTCAGTAAACGTAAGTACATTTGCTGTAGCAGCAATCGCTCCTGGAGCAGATGCTACATCAGCAGCAGCGAACATAGCAGCATCAATCTTTGCACCAGCAGCACGACCTAAGTCAGCAACGATAGCTTGTTGAGCTCCCATTCCGTTTTGTAATAAAAGTTGCTTAGAAATATCAACAAAAGAAGATAATCTCAACGGAGTTAAATCTAACTTACCGAAGTTAGCACCTCCATCAGCAGCTTCATCAACCTCTCCTTCCCAACCTACAGATTGTTTAGATGTAATTGGTAAACGAGTATTAGCAGTAAGACCTGTAAGGATGTTAGCACCAACTCTATTGAATACAGAAGCTTCTCTTAATGCGTCTTGATAACCCATTACTACAGTCGGAGCAATAGCTGAAGTAGTTTGTGTTACATCAGCACGACTTTCTAATAAACGAGAAGGAATACCTAATCCGTTAATAGTACGTCCAGCTGCTCTAGCTTCTTCTACAGCTTCATCGTGAAGTTCTTTTTCAAGACCATCTAAGTTGCCGTTCATTAAGCCTGATATAGCTTTAAATAGGGAATAGCCTCTTGTTTCAGATGACTTATCGTTTGATTTCATAGGTGTTGGGTTTTTAGATGCAATCTCAGCATTTAATGACTCTTGACGTTCAACCGTTTCGATGTCTTTTTTGAATTTATCGATAAGGTTCATTTTCTCATCGTATGAAACTTGTTCAGCTTCGGTAAAGTCACGAACTTCGGTTTTACAAGCTTCTAACATTACATTAGATTCCGTAATTAAACCTGCACGCTCTTGACGTAATTCTACAGAGTTTTTCATCTTTTAAAATTTACTTTTTAGTGTTAATGCGTTTTGCATATAGTTGATTTTTCTAAGTGTTTCTTCACCTTTGTCGCTAGTAACCTTTAATTCATCTATTTCAACTTGTTTAAGTTTATCTAGCGAACGTAAAGCTACATCGGTATTAGCATAAGCACCAATACCCACAATAGAAACATCAAATAATCTCCCGATTTTCGTAATACTTCTCTTGTGTATATCACCATCTTTACTCCAATCATCTTCATCTACCGTAAAAGCAAACGATGATTCATAAAGTAACCCTCTACGCATAAGTTCAGCGACATCTTTACCTGTAGAAGTATTTGGCAACGTACCATCATATCTTAACCCTCTCTCATCTATTGTTAATTTAAGAGTACCACCTTGATTTCTATCTAGGATAGCGTTTGTATCGTGGTTGTATGTTAAGATTACATTATCATCTAATCGACCATCAAAAGCTCCACGAGAAATAGTTTCGTAAAAACCTAAATCTCTGCTTTCGTGTTCAAATAGTGAAGCGTACCCACTAACTCTAATTTCATCTGAACTTTCATCCATACGAACCTCACAGTCAGTAGTGTAAACTCTAATTTCTTTATTATTCTTGTTCTTTGTCATCTTCTGTAGGTTTATTATCATCAATATCAGCCCTAGATGTACCTTCTCCTAATCTATCTATCGGCATCATATTCGATTGCATATAGTAAGATTCTGAAGCTCCACCAATAGAGTTTAAATCCTCTAACGAACGAACTTCATCAGGTGACATAACTCCGATATTAACTAAGGTTCTGTAATAATCTGCTCTTGATTTAGAATCTCCTCTAAGTATAGCGTTAAGATTAAACTTAAAGTAATCTTGACCTCT